TTGATTATATTAGATTTAAGAAACGAATTAGAGAATTACGTAAAAGGGATCCGTTTATATACAAATGATTTTTTGGGGAATTAGTGCAAATAGTCATGATGCTGCAATAGCAGTATTTGATGACCATGAATTATTGTTTGCAAGTCACTGTGAAAGATTTTCAAGGATTAAAAACGATCCTGACGTACCTGTATCGATGGTAAAATACCTAGAGGAGAAATGGAGTAAACCTAATCAAATATTCTGGTATGAAAATCCTTATAAAAAGACTTTTAGACAATTATGGGCAGGACAAGGTTGGAAATGGAAGAAGAATGATATTAAACAATATCTTTCAGATAGAAATATTATTGCTCCGATAACATATACTAATCACCACTATGCTCATGCAGCAGCAACTTATTATACCGCACCGTTTGACGATTGTGCTATTTTAGTCGTAGATAGCATCGGAGAATGGGAGACTACTAGTATATGGTCCGGAAAAGACACTAAATTAAAAAAGATTAAAACTAGAAACTACCCAAACAGTCTAGGACTATTCTATAGTGCTATGACACAACGGGTCGGATTAAAACCGCAAGAAGATGAATACATCCTTATGGGTATGGCAGCATACGGCGATCCTAATAGGTTAAGAGATCGTATAGCGAATGATATGCTAGGGGATCGAGGAGTAATAACTAATCTACATAGAGGTTGCGTAGATTGGGCTCCGGAACTTAATAGTGTACAGGATTTAGTTGATATAGCAGCGGCAGTACAATTCCTCTATGAACAAGAATTTGAAAAGCTATTAATAGAAACTAAAAAGCTAACCGGTAAGACAAAGATCGCACTAGCGGGCGGGTGTGCTCTTAATTGTGTTGCTAATACCTTAGCATTCAAATACTTCACCGATACGTGGATCTTTCCTAATCCTGGCGATAGTGGGTCTGCTGTAGGTGCTGTGCTAGCACATACAAAAAATAAATTGCAATGGAATGATTGCTTCTGGGGCTATGATATAGACAGAGGATATCCCGTACGAGATGCATTACATGATCTACTCAAGGGAGATATAATCGGTATAGCAAATGGTAGAGCCGAGTTTGGTCCTAGAGCATTAGGAAATCGTAGCCTACTAGCAGATCCTAGATCAAACGAGATGAAAATTAAAGTTAATGATATCAAACAAAGACAACAGTTCCGGCCTTTTGCTCCTGCTATATTAGAAGAATTTGCAGATGATTATTTTGATTTAAACGGAAATAGTTCAAACTTTATGCAATATGCAGTCAGATGTAAGAAACCAGAACTAATACCTGCTGCTATACACCATGACGGTACTAGTAGAGTGCAAACTGTTCCTATAGGTGATCATGGATTTAGAATCCTATTAGAAGAATGGTATGCTGCTACCGGTTGCCCTGTATTGCTTAACACTAGCCTTAATATCAAGGGACACCCTATAGTTAACACTATAGATGATGCTAGAGATTTTGCTGAGAAATATAGAGTTAAAGTCTATTGATTAATTCAAACAAAGGCAGTACAATAACTAATGGCTGATTATAATTACGACATACAGAAACTCTATCTCGAAATGTTCTTAGCAGATGCTGAGACTTTTGTTCGCTGTCAGAATATCTTTGATCCTTTAAACTTTGATCGTAGATTGCAACCTGTTGCAGAGAATCTAAAAGAGTATGTTGACAAATATAAAGTCATGCCCGAACTACGTATTATCAGTGCAGAAACAGGTATGGAACTATCTGATTGTACAGACATTCCCAAAGAAAACTACGAATGGCTATTAGATGAATTTGAAAGATTTAGTAGACACAAAGCATTAGAAAGAGCTATCCTCGAATCAGCAGATCTTTTAGAAAAAGGTGAGTACGGTCCGGTAGAAGCAAAGATCAAAGCAGCAGTGCAGATCAGTCTAGCTAAAGATATGGGCACTGACTATTTCCTCGATCCAAGGGCTCGTCTGATGGCACTTAAAGATAATAACGGACAGTTAAGCACTGGCTGGAAAGCAGTTGATCAGAAACTATATGGCGGTTTTAATCGAGGCGAACTTAACATATTCTGCGGTGGATCAGGTGCTGGTAAGAGTTTATTCTTACAGAATCTAGCAGTTAACTTCGCAACAGTTAATCTTAACGTACTATATGTCACATTAGAACTTAGTGAAGCACTAACTAGTATGCGTATCGATAGTATGATTACAGGTATTACTACACGCGAAATCTTTAAGAGCATCGACGAAGTTGAACTTAAAGTTCGTGTTGCAGGTAAGAAATCAGGGGCTATACAGGTTAAGTACATGCCCAGTGGTAAGACTGTAAATGACCTTAGGGCATATGTTAAAGAATACAGCATACGTAAAGGGCACGTTCCGGATGTTATCCTAATCGATTATCTCGATCTACTGATGCCGATCAGTATCAAGATCAGTCCAGAGAATCTGTTCATCAAAGACAAATATGTTAGTGAAGAACTGAGAAACTTTGCGATGGAGATTGGTGCAATTACAGTCACAGCAAGCCAGCTGAACAGAGCAGCAGTTGAAGAAGTAGAGTTTGATCACAGTCATATCTCAGGTGGATTAAGTAAGATCCAGACAGCAGATAATGTGATCGGTATCTTTACAAGCCGTGCTATGCGTGAACGTGGACGCTATCAGATACAGTTCATGAAAACGAGATCTAGTAGTGGTGTTGGTCAGAAGGTAGATCTAGCGTTTGATCCCGACACACTGAGAATCACAGACTGCGAAGAAGGCGACGATGAATACAATCCTAACGGTGGACGTAATCGTATCGCTGAGAGTATTAAGAGCAGATCCACAGTCAGTAGAGCAAGCGAAGAAGCAGATCCGATTAAAGAGATGGGCAGAGTCCGTGCTGAGACAGGATCTAGTAAATTAAGAGAACTGTTAGGTAATCTAGGTAGTGGCGAAGAGGATCTATAAGTTTATCGGCCTACCAATGGAACGCGAATGCGAAGTACATGACTGGCTTATATCACACGAGGATGTAAAAGTCCAATATAGTTATTTCCGTGAAGGATCAGGAGCGATTGTTAGCGTGTTTGAGGTTGAATTCCTCGATGCTAACAGTGCGCTCCTGTTTGATTTAAAGTTTAGTGAGATTGAATCGTATAACCGTCATTGACAGGTTTTACGCTGTCTTATTAATAGACTTTACTGCTGAACATACGTTATCGTTAAACTGCTTTATGTTTTTGATCAAATCGTCCGAAACTGTCTTAGCAATAGTTGTTTGTGCGTCGATCATTCCAATAATTGTGTTCTGCAAAGTCTCATCAGATACTAACTGCTTAGTAGTGGTCTTTTTGATATTCTGTATAACGTCGATGAATGAATTAATTGAGTACATGGGGTTCTCCTCTGTGTGTGTACTGTTTTTTAGAAATATTTAGGAATGCGTCCAGTGCGAATCATTTCTTCGACTTGACGCTCTCTTGCTGTTAGAATGAAATTCCATACACTAACTAATAGGGCGATCATACTGATTTACCCATAACTAGATTGTTGTAAAGATCTTCCATCGCATCGGCTAATAGGAATACTAGTGTAATCATGATACTTTGAAAGCTCCTGCGTGTTTACGTGCTATATACTCAATATCTGCACGATGAACACCGAGATCAGCGAGATCACGGTCGGTTAATTGGCCTAATTCGTAAACTGTCTTACGATACATAAGGTAACTCTTGATAGCATTTTGTATGCTTGCGAAAAATGTTAGTAACATGACTGTCTCCTGTGTGTTTGTCTATGCTGTACTATAACTGTATTTATATGGCAATGCAAGGAAAAATGCTGCATCGCAGCGTAAATCTGGTATGCAGAAAACGCATACCGTCATCATACTGTCATGTTAGATTGTTTATACGCCGTACTTGTTGCGTTTTACCTTAGCAACTGGGCTGACTTTATTAGTATTGCTGAGTTCTTCGCTGCGATTGTTGGTTATTTTTTTAACAGGAGCAGCACCAACTTGTTTAGCAGCGTAATTGATAATATCTAATTCAGCATCAGTGTATGTGCTGTATAACGGATCACCGCCTATTTCATTAGTTGCTTTAGTAGGAAACTCTGGT